AATCTTTGTTCAGTGCCTCAGAATAACCAAATGCACCATAGATTGGATTACCGTCATAAGCGAATCCAAGGATAGGAGAATGAGTTTTTGTAGCGGGTTCAGTTCCTGCGCTGTTAATGTTGTCACTAAGAGCAACTCTTAAAGCCTTAGGGTTAGCAAGATATCCATAACCATATTCTAAAACATTATTATAGTTTGCAAAGATATAACCATTCTCTGTATCAAGATTATTTTCTAATTTTGTATATCTGTTAAAGTTCCATTCCTTTAACATAGGAATACCTGTTGCATTTTCTCCAACAGGAATGATGTCTACAACAACTGTATTTTGATTGTAGAAGTTTCCTTCTGCATTTTTCTCAAATCCAGTGATGTTACCATCTGTATTGACAACAGCAGTATACTCAGCAAATCTACCTCTTCCTGCTGTATCTCTAATTCTTACGATTGGAGGAGATGAATAGTATTCACCAGGATTATCAATGATTAGACTAGTAACTTTTCCACCAGTTATAACTGCACGAACAACAGCACCTCTACCAGAAGTAACGGTAATGTCTGGAGTTCTTGGAAAAATATCATTAGTATCTACAATGATCCTTTCTACAACCTGACCAGAAAGAATAGCTCTTGCTTTGTTAGGAACTTGATCAACTAGAACAAAAGGTGGAGACACATAACCTCTACCTTGAGTGTTGACTTTGATTTCTTCTAATTTACCAAAACGAACACTATCGTGATCCTTGTAACCGTAGACAGGGACACCGTTTAGAAGGATACCAACATCTCTTCTAGGTGTAGGATATCTCTCAGTAGTTCTAGTAGCCTCTTTTCTAATAAGACGAAGAATTTTTTGATCTAAGAGAGTTTCATTGACTTGAGATCCATCTAAGATCTTATGTGATGGATAACTAGAACTTGTAATATAATAATACTGATCATCTGCAAAAATAGATGATACATCTGTAGTTAATTCACTTAAAGATGTTTGGATGCTTGGTAATGTTGGAATTACTGGTGCAGTTCCTGCATCTTGTAACCATCTTACTGTATTTGTAGACTGATCAATGATTTTAGGATCATTAGTCTCAAAACCAGGATTAGATACTTGAACTTTATCGCCAGGACTAGCATATGGTTGTGTGCTATCTGGTTTTAGATTATAGATTACACCAAATGTAAGAAGAGTAACACCACTACCAGAAATAGTAACTGGTCTGTATACAGGAGTCTCAGCAGCATGTGCAACTGCTGTTGATGGTTGTCTATCCTTAATAATAAACTGTGTTACAGTCTTCTCTTCAAAAGTAATTGTCTCCTCTCCTAAGAGGATAGATCCAGTCTTACCCCAACCAATAGTAGATGATACGTTGATTCTATTACCAGTGCTATCTGTTCCTGCTACTGGTCTTAGTAGTTTTGTTTTTGTTGATACCTCAAAAGAACCGTTGACTGTCTCTGGTGCTAATACAATATTATAAATTACCTCTCCATCAGCAGTGCCATCAGCATATACGTTGTCTACTGTAGCATCAGCATATCCATACTCTGTGGTGGCTTCCTGTACAATCTTCTTACTAATAAGACTATTGACATCACCAGATACAAGTTTGCACTTAAGTGCATAAACGTTGATCCAGTCAGCATCAGATGACTTGTATGTAAAGTCTCTAGGGTTATAAACTTCTGGTTTGTTACTACTATCCTTTGCGACAATAGTATTGAAAACAAATTTGATGGAACTAGTAGTTCCTTTAGCTTTGTAGAATTTCTGAATGTTCTTGATCAGAGTTCTCTTATCTACTTCGCCTTTAAGATATTTCTCTGGAAAAGAACCAAGGTATTGACTCTCAAAATTCTTTACTAATGCATACAAGAAAAGATTACTTACATTAGTAACCTTCTGACCAGCATTATGTGGTGCTGCATCTGTGCTGGTGTACTCTGTCGCGTCATAAAGATCACCAAGAGTTGTGTTACCGCTAACACCTCTAACTGCTCCTGATAGAGTTGTGCTTGTTCGTGATTCATAAAAGATGATTTCCTCATCAATTTTTATGTATCCGTTTTTCTTTGGAAAACTCGTTGCATCTTGTAATACAATTGTATCATCAGTATCAGTGATACCAACGTCCAACACATCAGACTGTTTAAGGAGATTTTGTTCATAATAATCTATGTCTGCATATTTCTGGATATTGTTGATAATATCCAATGTGCCACCTTGTACCTCCTGTTGTTCATAATACTTCGTGAGGAACTTACTAAAAAGTTCATACTCTGTACTGATGAATTCAGGAAGCTGCGTTTCAATGAGAGTGGAAATTCTCTTAGTCTTTACAGCAGGCATTTACTTTACTCTTTGTATGCAGTGAACGAGGAATTAGCAACGTCAACGTCAAGGTATACTTCACGCATTGCCTTGATATCATTGGAAAGTGGTTTGACTCTAACAGAGATGCGATTGTCAAAGAAACTACCTTTGATGATAGTTAAGTTGTACATTTTGAGTTCGCCTTTTACATAATCAATGTCGCCAATATCGCTGTCAAGGACAACCTTTTCACCAGTTACGCTATCTAGTCTATATAGGACAATTTTGCCATTCCTATCTTCAACGTACACATCAAAGTTAGGATACTCAGTGACTCTAAATCCAGTGCTGGAAAGGACTGGATCATCACAGTCCTCATCAAAAGCATTCTGGAAACATACTTCATAATAGAAGGTAGAATTGAGAGAAGGATAGAAATCTTTTCTCATTGTAACTTCAGTTAGATTTGAATTGATAGACTTATCTGCATCATCAATCACACCAACCATCTTACTGTATCTAAACTTACCATTGAACTTTTCAGTATCACTAGTATCAAGATAAGACTGTACACCACCAATAACTTTATCTCTAATCTGTGCTGGTGTCTGATCTGTAATTAAACTGTTGTAATAGATCTTGCTAGTCATCTCAACATAGAGAATAGAAGGATCAATTAAACGTGGCTCTACAGATGCAACAACATATTTCTTTAATTGTTCTACAATGCTATTTTTTGTCAGTGATGTTAGGTAACTTGCATCCTTCGGTTTCAATGCAATAAAAACTTTTCCATATTCAGGTGGATCTTGATCCTCTCCACCAAAAATAACAATATCACTAGTTGCAGGATATACTTTTCTTACAATTGCCTCATAGTCCTGAGCGGTCACTGCACGCTCCTGTGTGCCGTATGCCTTTGGAGCAGTGTATTTGATCTTAGCAGTGCTTTCAATCTCCTCACCGCCTGCTGAGGCAACCGTAGAGGTAATGGATGTAGTAAATGCATTAGGAGACACACCATTAGGATTCTCTAGTACACCAGAGAAAACAAATGTACGAACTCCGTTACTTTCAGGACCTGCTGTTGTTAGGTAAGACACCTCAATACGTGCATTGTTCTCTAGCTTCTTACCTAGAACACCATCTCCCATAAGAATTTCATATCTTTCATCTTCAATCTCATCAAGGAAGAATACTTTTGAATCTCCATCAACACCTAGAATATTATCTGCTACAAGGTATGGCTCACTGAAACTACCTCCAGTAGGAAACACCTTTACTCTAATTGTATTGGTGTCAATATTTCTGTTATCAAGAATAAACTTTTGACTCTTTAATGCAGAGTTTACAGTAAAGGTATTAACAAGTTGTGTTCCTTCTTTTACTTCAACATTAGTAAATGTAGCAACATCATTAATCACTTGTGCCTTTACATCATCAAGCACAACATACTGATAGATGTTATTGTCATAAGAAGCAATAAATCCTGTTCCTTTCTTCAGGATAAGTTCTGTATCAGTTGTTGAGGTTTCATAAGTTACAGTAAAAGAGACATACGCAGTAGGAGAGGTAGCACTCTTGGGTCTGTACCCTAGTTGCTTCGCAATCGCTACTACATTGTCTCTCAAGGTGGCAGAATCAATGAATAGTTCATTGACTACCATGTTAGTGTTAAACGCCGTATAGTAGGTGTTATAGGCGAGTGTATCAATTAAGGTGGATAATGCCGATCCATCAAAATCATAGTCAGTAAAATCTGACTGTGCTCTCATGTATTCTTTGAGAGAAGACTTGATTTGTTCAAAGTCTAAATTAGCAACCTGTGTATAAGGCATTATCGTGTACGCTCTAGAAATAGGTCTACAGCCACTGGTGCGTCATTTCTACCAACAATCTCAAACGTTAATTCTACTTCATATCCATTGTTATCAAAATCTGGTTCACAATAGATTTGCTTAACAGTGATTCTTGGTTCATAGCGTTTGAGAGTATCTCTGATCTCCCTCTTAATCAATGCAGCTGCAGCAAAGTCCATTTGTTCAAACAAAACTCTTTGGATGTCACATCCTAGTTCTGGTTGAAATGGTCTCTCTCCCTTCTTAGTAAGAAGTAGAGCAGTAATTGATTGTAAGATCGCAGCCTTATCCTTCACTGCTACCAAGTCATCGGTAACAGGATGTTTTTTAAACGTAACACTCAAATCTTTGAATGTCTGAAAGGTCGGCATTTAGACACAGCAATAGGCTGTTTCTATTTATCACTTACCGCAGAATCCGTCCGCCCACTCTGCTTGATTGTCAAAAATTTCTTCCTTCTGTTCTTTCTTTCTCTTACCTACTTTACGCAAATACTGGTCGCTCTCAACCTCAGTGATAAGAGTCATTCCAGACTTCTTAAAGTCTTCACCCTTGTCCACTCGTTTGTCCATTGTTGGTCTCCAATAATTGTTTGTACTCATCAACTAATTTCCATTGCCATCCTTCTGGCAACTTCTGTCTATTTAGATCACCCATGCAAAATGCCATAGGTCCTCTGCTTCTTACGTAATGTAAGAACAACTGGATGTAATGATCTCCGTCATACTTACCTTTACGACCATGAGTGCCTACGCAACCAAGATAGATGATAGCATCTCCTTGCTCTAGTATCACTTCTGTTGGATTTTCTTCAGGATCTTCAATAATGAAAGCCCATGGTTTGTCAGATCCTAGATGAATGCTGACGCTAACCTCACACGCAGGACGATCATCATGTAGAGGCAGATAAGAACCATTGTTATAACAGCGCATGTAAGAGTATGTTGGATACAAACGCGCACCAACAGTATCTACCATCTTCTGTGTCATATAGTATAAGAGTTCTTGTCCGCCTACTGGACTCTCGTAAAAGTAGCAAGGACCGCTGTATCCGTCCTTGAACGCGGAAGGTACACGTCCAAGGTCGCGGAAATCAACATATAACTCCTCAGCCCACTCTTTAGATAAGAAATTCCTCACCACTATGTGGTTTGTCCTCAGCAGTTGCTCGTTCATTAGGTGTTTCCCAGAAATAATCGTCAGTATCTCCTAGTCGTCCCCAGTCCGTTCCTGCCTCTACTTGGTATTCTATAGTAGAAACCTTAAAGTCAGGCATCTTGGGTTCTTGTGGAGTGATAGAGAGGTCATACAGACGCATCCTATTATTAGGATACAATGCATACTGACCATTCTCTAGTTGAATGCAGTTATGAGACTTATGCTCCTGTGGAACTTCACTCACATTATTATCTACCACATCAATATTCGCATGGTAGTTATCAAGAGTAAACAAATACTGTCCACGCATCAGACCATGGTCTCTTGTCCGCACCTCACAGTCCATAGAGGATACAAAACCTTTATTAATAGCCATCACACCATAGTCCATACAATTCCAGAACTGTAGATTCTCTAGACTCATATCGGGCGTCGGTGTTTTCGGCGCTCGGAGAAAAGCAGATATAGGAAGTTTATCATACATCGCTCCATACTCAGGTAAATACGTCTCAAAATAAAACGCACGGCCAGGTATACTCTTACAAGCAACCCAGACACCCTCTACAAACTCTCCATGACCATCCTGATGATCACGAAGATATTCTTTACGCACCCATACCTTCTCAGCAGGCAAATTACAAATTAAGTTCATTCTAAAGGTTCAATTCCATATGGTGTTAAATCGTAATAAGGGATCGTTAGTGGTTCACCCTTTCTTTCTTTAGGTTGTCCGATCTTATCCAAGATCTCTGCAGGTATCTTCTTCTTAGAAATATCATAGGGTATTGGAGCATTCGCTACACACACCCTAATGCATTCCCATTGCTCATCCGTGAAAGTGCTGTTGTTATACATTACTTCTCCTTCTTAGGGTAATAGACTTCTACGTAGCTATCACACTTAGGACAGTGAAGGTTCGTTACAAAACTATAATCCTCACAGAGTTCACAATCAGTGTCTCCACCCCAGATCAGTTCTGTATCACAATGCCAACACTTCACCTTCCTTGTCCTCTGTAACGCTTTGCTTTTGCATTGCGAGACGTGGCACCATACTTTGTATGCTGTCCAGATCCCTGACGAGTCTTTTTCGGACGAGACTCAATGTTAGGACCGCCAGAGAGTCCGCCTTTCATTTTTGCCATAGGTTATGATGTTAAATTACTACCAATTACTATTGTAGGGTGTTGGAACGGTCCTGTCAAGGGTCTAGGTGAACCTAATAATGCTGCTTCGTCTCCAGTCACTGCAGGAAGTTGTCCATTGATAAACACAGAGGTATTCACTAATGGTTTGAGTATCCGAGTACCTGGCTGACAAGGTAAAGGACTGAGAGGATTAATCTTAACTCCATTTACAGGTGTACATAGAAAACTTGGTACACCTGCAATAATATTCAACGGTTGGTTGTTTACCATTACCGTTGTAGGAACTGGAGTACCTCCAATGGGCGATGCATTATAGATGCATGTTCCATCGCTACTCTCTGTGTCAATTGTTTCAGGTCCTACGAGATTTGGCATTACACTGCTTTTGCTACTTTTAACAGATCTCCTTTGAGACCTTCAATATTATTATGTAGATAGTCTAGCGTCTGGGCGACGGTTTCGTAGTCTTCACTCGTTGGACGCTTGTACATCAACGATGGATTCGCTAGCTTCTCTAGCGTCTGCTCTAGGGTGTTCAACTTCTCGGACTGCCATAGGAGTGTTTGCTCCAACTCGTTCAATCTCGCTGATAAC